GGAGGTCATGGTTTACGCAGAGTGCACCAACTCCTACTATCAAATCTTAAAAAAAGACTTGCTGAGAGATGCTGAAAGGAAAGCAATCACATATTATATAACGGATACTATATTTATTATAAAAAGGAATGTGATGGTAGTCATTTAACGAGTAACTAAGTAGTAATGAATAAAACAAGAAAGATGATAAGCCTATTCACCGGCATTGGTGGTTTTGACTTGGCAGCCGATGTCCTCGGATGGGATATCTTACTTCAGTCTGAAATAGATGAGTTTTGTTTGCAAGTTTTAAAGAAGTGTTTTCCTGATGTACCCAAATATGGAGATATAAATGAAATCAATGCAAAGAAATATAGAGGCAACGTTGATGTTGTGGCCGGAGGATTCCCTTGTCAACCGTTCAGTAATGCCGGACTCCAAAAGGGACAAGAAGACCCCCGCTTTTTATGGCCGCCAATGTATCGAGTTATACAAGAATGTCGGCCGACATGGGTCGTCGCTGAAAATGTTCTCGGACTTATTAGTAACGCAGACGGAGTGGTCTTCGAGCAAGTGTGCTTTGATTTGGAAAGTGAAGGCTACGAAGTACAACCGTTTATTGTTCCAGCTGCGGGTAAGGACTCTTTTCAAGAAAGGAAGCGAGTTTGGATTGTTGCCTGCCTTAACAGCTTCGGAAGCAAAAAGGATAAAGTTACGTCGGGAGAGCATTTTAAAGCATTCAGACAAACGAAAAAGCAATTACCTGACTGCACACATTTCGAGAGTTGGGTTCAATCCCTCCGATATTACTCCGGGCTGGATGGAGTGGTTTATGGGATTCCCAATTGGATGGACAGAACTCACGCCCTCGGAAATGCGATTGACCCGCGAGTAGCATATGAGTTTTTAATAACAATAGATTATTTATTAGCGTAAAACAAATCAGTAATGAATAAAAAAGAAATATCAATGAAGAAAGGTCAGAAAGTACGCATCCTGCGTACCAATCAGGTAGCGACAATCGTCGAAGTGGAGTTAATCAGAAAAAGTGGCAAGGTACACCGCTACTGCCATCTGAAGACAGATGAAAAGTCATATTTGTGGTTGGATGCCTCAGAACTTGGCAGCGTGGTGGAGGAAGTGAAGGTCTCGGTAGTTGATGACCGGAACCGGGAACTGCACTTGGCTATATGCCAGGACTACTCCAAGGATAAGATAACACTACATCTTACCGGCAAGAATCCGGATAATCTGAAGGAAGCTTCCGGACTATATGCGAGACTGATGAACTTGTTCATTGGGAGCCTGAAGGAAACGCGGGAACTGTAGGAGCGGATAACGTCCTTGATAACTCTCCTATAAAACAATTCCTTTGTACCGAATTAAAGCATCCGCAATATGATTAAAGCTGCCGATATCTATAATGCTACCCATGATGGGTTAGACATTATTTTGTACTATTACCCTCAGGCAGAGGGGTGCATAGACAATAAGAAGAAATTCAAGCGTCGTCCCGATGAGGATGACGCCTCTGCCTGCCTCAAGAAATATGATGACTGCTACAAGGTCACTGATTTCGGGGATTCTGGCACGGCCATGAGTCCGATTGACATCTGCATGAACGAGGAGAATGTCCGTTTCCCGGAAGCGGTTGCCTTGCTTGCTTCCAGGTATAACGTGACCGATGAACTCAAACGTTCTGTCAACAAACCGGATATTCGTAAACGTCCGGCCACGGCTGATGAAGCCGAAGGTGCCAGGTTCTTCGAGCTTGAAGAGAAGTTTACTGATGTACAGTTGCAGGTTCTCGGTCCTCGGGTCAGGCAGGAGCACGTCGATGCGCTTCACTGGTATGTGGCCAAATCCATATCCTATGTCCGCAACCGTGAAGTCACCACTAAATATACTACGCCTACTTATCCTATCTTCATGCGTGAATGTGCTGTTACGAAGAAAGACGGCAGCACAGACAAGTTCTATAAGGTATATGAGCCTCTGAATCCGGATAAGCAGTGGCGCTTCAGCTATACGCCCGATGGGGTGAAACCCAAACAATACATCAACGGTTTTGCCGAGCTGCAGAAGGCTTATCGGGATTACAATGCCCAGGAAGAGAAACTGTTTTTCAATGATCCGAAAAATAAGGATGCCCAATACAAGGAACAGAAGCTGAAGGAGGCCTTCATCTGTTCCGGAGAGCGTGATGCCCTTTGCATCCGCGCCCTCGGTTGTCATCCGCTATGGTTCAATAGTGAGACCTACAAAGTCACTCCTGAAGAGATTAAGGAAATCTATAAATATGTGGAGCGTATCTACAATATTCCGGACATCGACGACACGGGCGTTCGCAAAGGGACGGAACTGGCCCTGCGTTTCCTCGACATATATACGATATGGCTTCCCGGATGGTTGCGGGGCTATCGCGATCAACGGGGCAAGCCACGCAAGGATTTTCGTGACTTTGTGGATTTGCGCCCGAAGCAGGAGGATTTCCGCAACTTGCAGACATTGGCCATGCCTGCTCGGTTCTGGGTGGATAGCTGGAGTGAGCGGAGCCGGAAAACAATTTATGAAGTAAACTCCGCTTACTTGCATTATTTCCTCACGTTGAATGGATTCTATACATTGAAGGACGACAACTCCAAGGATGCGAGGTATATACACCGTAACGGTTGTATAGTCAGTGAAATCAAGGCAAAGGATATTGTGGCGTTTCTCAAGCGGTTTACCATCGAGCGTTATCTTCCGGTAGATATTCGTAACCTGATTCTGAACTCTCCACGTACCGGAGAATCATCCTTGGCGCAGCTTGATGAAATCAACCTGGATTTCCGGAGCTATACACCCAAGGAGCAGTATATGTTTTTCAGAGGTGAGACCTGGGAAGTGAGTAAAGACGGTATTAAGTCGCTACATGGGCAGATACCTGACAACCGCAGCGCCTGGGAGTCGAATGTGATACCTCATAAGGTGAGCATTCTTCCACCCATGTTCGAATGGTCGCACAGAAAGGACCCGGAGGATAGGGATGTGTTTGATATTACTGTCAAGGAGCATAAGAGCTGTTTCTTCAATTATCTGATAAATACCAGCCGTCTGTATTGGCGTAATGAATTGGAGTATGCCTGGAAGGACAAAGGGGTAGACGAAGCTGACAAGTACCGGGCAGAGCATAAGTTTGACATTGCCGGGCCGCTGCTTTCCCGGGATGAGATACGAGAGCAGAAGCAGAACCTGCTCAATAAGATGTTTGCCATCGGTTATAATATGCACCGCTACAAGTCGCCTTCACGCGCATGGGCACTTTATGCCATGGATAACAAGATAGGTGAGGATGATGAGTGCAACGGGCGCAGCGGCAAGAGTTTTCTGTTCAAGACATTCCGGTTCTTCATGCGGACGGTCAATCTTTCCGGACGTAATCCTCGCCTTCTTGATAATCCCCACGTGTTTGACCAGGTAGATGTACATACTGATTTTGTTTTGGTGGATGACTGTGACCGTTATCTGCCGATGAGCCAGTTCTATGACAATATCACTTCCGGTATGACAGTCAACCCCAAGAACAACAAATCATTCTTTATAGAATTTGAAGAATCCCCCAAGTTTGGTTTTACCACCAACTATGTGCCGCGTGAATTCGACCCTTCTACCTCGGCACGTATGCTGTACATGGTATTTTCGGACTATTACCATCAGAAGACCGAAGAAAACGACTACCTCGAGAGCCGGACCATTCGTGATGACTTTGACCGCAACTTGATGACGAATACCGATTACAGCGAGGAGGATTGGAACTGGGACTTGAATTTCTTCGCCCAGTGTCTTCAGTTCTATCTGGCCATGGTGGACCGTAATGTCAAGATACAGCCTCCGATGGATAATATTCTCAAGCGCAAGCGGAAGGCTGACATGGGGTCTGACTTCGAGGATTGGGCTTACTGCTATTTTTCCGAGGATGGTGAGAATCTGAACACGCCTCTTGTACGTGAACAGGTCTATGACGATTTTATTGTCGCATCCAAGTCGAAAAAGGATTTCTGGAAGATGCAGCGCTTTACCAAGGCTTTGCGCAGCTTTTCCGAACTATGCCCGTATATTGCCGAGATGAATCCCGCAGACTTGTTGAACAAGTCGGGGCGGTATCTTCAGAAGGTGGACGGCAAGACCAAGGAGATGATTTATATGCGTTCAAGACAGACGAATGGAGAACCGGCGGCATTCGTTCCTCAGGTAGAAAGTGGTGATGGAAACGCTCCGTTCTGATTACATTAAGCATTATGACCGGTTTCTGCCGGAGATGCTGCAAACGGAGCAGTCGGCTTCCTATATCCGTCAGGTTTATGACTATCTGGAGCTGATGAAGCCGGGCACCATCCTGAACCTTCAGGCAGACAAGGAGGAGCTCCCTTGGATGCTTGTGGCCGTTGGCGCATTTCTTCCTGCACAAGACCATTGGATGGACTTTGAGTTGAACGACGATTATACCAGGCTGCGACGGAAGCTGCTACCGCCTAATTTCCGTAAGGCCATGAAGAACCGACATCCGGTATAGGAGTCACACAGTAAAAGCCGTGGGCACAATTGTCCGCGGCTTTTACTATTCAATAGGACGCCGGGCATACCTTTGCCTTTGGGTTTCCCACTCCCTTTCCCTATTTTCTACCAAATTATTGTAACTCTGTAACCGATGTTTGAAAAAGAAGATAAATCATTTATAAACAATAAGTAACAAAGGTTACATCTTAGGTAACAAACATTGGTTACAAAAAATAAGGGTTTGTTACTTTAGTCGTATGAGTGGAATATCGGAGTCAATGTCACAAATTTGATTATTGGTAACAAATGGGTGTTGTGAGCTTTGTAACAATTCTTTTCTTTGATAATCAGTGAAATATACTTGAAAAGTTACACGTTACAAAGTTGCATGATTTTCTAAGCAAAATACTCAGAACACTGTATGGAGCAGAAGATATAAGAGCGTGTGGAGTTGGAAAATGTAATTATATTTTATGTTTGACTGTTTTGGCGCTGATTTAGGATGAAGTGTCTGTATTTATGCGTATATTTGTCTGCATATAAATGATTTACCCTATGAGACCTAATGTGATAATAGAGTTGAAGCCTTATCTCCATGACTATTTGTATCATGAATTCGGATGCAGGCCTACTGATGAAGGTGTGAATGTGACTGCTGCCAATGATATTGGCAAGTTCATTCAGGCCATGGTCACTGTTACGGACAGACCGCCCAAGCAGGCTATCAAGGAGCATCCGATAACGTTGTATCTTCCTATTCAGGAGTGGAACCATTTTATTCTGCAGGAGAACTTCATCTATATACCGGAATGGAAACAGCGTATGCTCCAGAGCTATATCGAAGCCTCTTTCCGCATACGTGTTCGGGAATACTTTGTTGCTGGCTATGAGAAGGGGTATAAGCAGGACCGGATTATCCGGGCGTTCCTGATGGCATACAATATCAAGAACAATGCCATCAATTACGATGCTGTCAAGAAGTTCGACTACCGTAATAGGCAGCGGATGGTCAAGGAGGTGAATAGGGATATTCAATTGTCGTTGTTCCCTTGACATTTTTTAGCAGATTAATTATTAAGTAAAAAGCAGATTTTCAGATAAATAACTCTTAAAATATAAGTGAGAAATGAACATCGGTGACAAACGTGCCCAAATATGTGCCATGGGATTTATTCCGGTTGCGGCCTCGGTGGTCAGAAATATGCCGGGTGTGGAAACGATTCAGGTTTCAGGAGAATGGACGCCGATTCCGGTCTCTTCCGGGGAGTTCAAGGAAAAGAACGTTGCCGGGGAATTGACGGAGCAGGAGCTGAAAGCGGTGGTTACTGATACGGGAGCCTCATTTTCCAATTCGCTGCGTGATTTGCTTTGCCGGGAGGGACTGGTCCGCTTGAAATTCACCAATGGTACCGAAAGGGTGGTAGGAACCGACCAGTTTCCGGTAGTGGTGACGCTCCAGGAATCTGGTTCTCCGGCAGCCTTTACCCTCTCTTTCAAGCGCAGCAGCCCTGAGCCGGCCAAAATATTGAAGTCCTTTTAAGCGGTTGGTGCCATCGTACCTTTGTATCGGATTAATAAGGTACAAAAGATAATGGCATTTTCAAACTTATATAGTGCAGTCTGCCGAGGCAAATGGTTCGTTTCCTTCCGCGAGGTGGAATCGAACTTGTTGCTTGTAAACAGACTGTTGGAGCATGGCATAGACAACCAGGATAATAGGATACTTGCCGACAGAGAACCGGTGCCGTTGATGATTGCGGCAGCGGGCGGTCGAACGGCAAGACTTTCCGGTGGTTATGCTGACGCTCCCAAAGGCAGTACGGCTATTATTCCCGTTCATGGTACCCTGCTTAAATACGGTACCTATTGCAGCTATGGTACAATGGAGTATGCCGACCTCATCCGCGAGGCGGCTGATTCCCCGAATATTTCTTCTGTTTTATGTGACATCGATTCCGGTGGCGGTGCAGTGGATGCCATTGCACCGCTGGTCGATGCCATCCTTTATGCGCGTGGCAAAGGCAAGGCAGTGGTGGCTCATTGTGACCTCTGCGCTTCTGCCGCTTATTATGCCGCTTCCTATTGTAACGAAATCATTGCGGCCAATGAGGTGTCTGCCGAGTTCGGCAGTATAGGTGTGATGATGAGTTTTCCGGATTATGCCAAGTATTATGAGAGTGCAGGCATCAAGGTGCATACCATCTATTCCAATCTCTCTGATTACAAGAACGCTCCTTTCGAGGCAGCCAAGAAGGGGGATTATGCTTCCATCCGTGATGAGGAACTGGACCCGTTGGCCCGCGACTTCCAGGAGAACGTCAAGAAGAATCGGGGAAATTGCCTGAAGCTGGAGACTGAAGGATTGCTCCGTGGCCGGATGTTCTATCATAGGGAGGCGCTGGAAGTGGGGCTGATAGACGCTATCGGTACCCAGGACTATGCTGTACAACGTAGCCGTGAGATTGATTCGGAAATGACTATTAACAATTATATCAACTCTAAATCATAGAATTATGTTTGCAAAAGTGATGAGCGTAGTGCTTGGTTTCTTGGGCATCTCTGCCTTTGCCAAGGATGAGAAAGGCAAGTCCATCCTGCTCTCTTCTCAAGAAGAGGAACTGAAGAACAAGTACGGTGCTGTATTCGTCGAAGCCTTCAAGAAGGACCTCGCCGAATTTGAGAAAGACGGCAGAAATGCTGAAAGTGCTGTGACCGATGAGGTGAGAACGCAGTTAGAGGATGAACGTGACAAAAATGCGCAGGAACTGGCAAAGGCACGCAAGGATTTGGCCGACCTCGATGCCAAAGTGAAAGCGCAGGAGAAGGACATCGCCTCGAAGGATGCCCAGATTGCCAAGATGGCCAAAGAACCTGCACCGGATGCGGGGCAGCAGGTTGCAGGAGACAAGAACGAAATGGGTAGCAAGTTCAAGCCGGACATGAGCCTGGCACACAACCGTTATTTGGATGCCGCGTTCAAGGGAGCGGCATATAGTGGTAATTCGACCATTGAGACTACCGAGCTTCAGAAAGAGTTCGGCAAGTATGTCTCTTCCGAGAGGTTGGAAATACTCAAAGGGCTGATGGGTACCACGGAGTCCACCAAGTACATGTCAACTCTGGTGACGGACAAAACAGAGGTTCGTGCGCAGCAGGCTGCCGTTGATTCAGTTCTCCAGCAGTTCGTACCGAAGTGGACGCCTAAGGGCAAATCGAAGTTCACTCCGTTGACCATCAAGAACTACAAGTGCAAGATAAACGTTCCCATCACTCCGTCGGACATTATGGAGGATATCCTCGGTTATCTGTATGATGAGAATCTGAAGCCGGAAGATATGCCGGTAGTCAAGTATATCTTGTATCAGCTCATCTTTCCTAAACTGGACGAAGAGCGTGAGGTTGCTTTGGCGATCGGTGAGTTCAAGGAGACCAGTGCCGTTAAAGATGGGGATGCCGCTACGGATGCCAACGATGTGATGGATGGCTATGTAACCCAGCTCAAGAAGCTGAAGAAGGCTAATAATGATAAGATTACCTGGCTGCTTGACGGTGAAAAGCTGGAAGACGCGACCTTACTTGCCCAAATTGACAAGGCAGTGAGTGAGGTGAAGCCGCTGTATCGGAAAAAGACCATGTTTATCCATGCAGATCCGGATCTGGTGATACGTTACAGCAAGGCATACCGTGAAAAATATCCCTGGCTCAAGAATGAGGACGGTGAGAAAATCAGGGTGGATTTCTCCAGGTTCACGTTCGCACCGCTTGAGGGCATGCGCGGTACCGGAGCCTTCTTCATTACGCCGAAGGAGAACTTCAAGCATTTGCGCAGCCGTGACCCGCAGAGCGCCAAGGTTTGGATGCAGGGTGAGAACTACGACGTGAAGATATTCGCGGAATGGTGGGAAGCTGTCGGTTTCTGGCTGGCAGAAGCTATCTTCGCTTATCTGCCGCCTGAAGAAACAGACAGCTCTTCTGAGGCATCGTCCAGTTCTTCTTCCAGTTCCGGTGCAGGTGTTTAACTATATTAATATAGGAGGTACATATATGTCAGAAACAACATATTCAATGGTGTCGGTGCCCAAGAAGTCATCGAATGCCGGACGTCCGAAAGGGAAGAAGTCCTATATCGAGATTTTCCGCTGGGAAGACGTCAAGACTTATACGCGTGATGAGAAGGGAGTAAAGGTGACGGCATTTGAGATGATGCCAGGTAAAAAGCCCATAGCGGTGTATGCTACGGACTCCACCATCAACATCTACCACTCCAGCGAGGGAGAGGATGATGCACGTGGGTTCATCCACCATGTGGATTATGAACATCCGGGTACAGAGTTGGAACACGATGAATTCGTGAACAACAATATCAATGAGAATCTGGGGGCAATCGTGTTCGGTTGCTCTGGTGAGGATGCGAAGATTGCCGGTACGCCGTGCACTCCGCTGAAGATGACCAAGGCCGATTCCCAGGATAACAAGGAGGGTGACAAGAATACTATCAATTTGGCAAGTTCCTTACGCGGAGGTACTATCGGTCACATCGCCAAGAGCCTTGTACCGGCTACGGACAACGAAGAAATCAATGCCGTTTTGGGATTGGGTGAAGCGTCGTCTTCTTCCGGTGGTTCAGGAGTTTGATTCATTTCTGTTTTAAAGGTTGGTTATTGGAGAGAGGCGTTTGCAGTGCATTCGCCTCTCTTTGTGTCCTTTTACGAACTATGTGGAGACGATATTTTTGTATCGTATTAAAAACTTTAAATTATGGCAACAAAAAAGAAAACAGCTAAGACCGAGGATGTGGCCGTAGAACTGAAACCGGTAGAAGAGAGTGTGGAACAAAAGGATGTGCAGGCCGTCGATAAGGCGGTGGATGCGGTGGAGGAATCGGCGCCGGCGCGGTCGGTTCAAGACCATGTGACAGTGGTTATTCCTTATTGCAAGGAGTTTGCACAAGGCAAGGAACTGCTTTTTGCACTGCGTTCCTGGCAGAAGAATGTACGCTTCGGCATCAATGTGGTGGTAATCGGTGACCGTGAAGATTGGTTCAGCGAAGAGATTACCTTCATTGAGCACAATCGCGTCTCTGACAATGCACAGGTTGATACGCTGGCCAAGCTGAAAGTGGCTATGGAATCGCCCGAAGTGACCGGACGTTTCATCTGGACCAACGATGACATCTATGTGATGAATCCTATCGACCTGGCTCATGTGGCGCTGCCCAAAGTCAATGGAATGCTCGTTCCGCTTAGATTCAAAGGGCTTTATGCCGAGAATATGAAGCGGACGAAGGAACTGCTGGAAAAGAGTCAATTGCCTTGTCTGAATTATGGTACGCACACACCCATGTTGTTGGATAAGGGATGTCTGGCCGCCATGTTCGAGCGATTCCCTGAACTGGAGGAGGGGGGCTATCTGTTTACTTCCGTCTATTATAATTCTCTTCCTTATCCGACACAACCCGTATATCTCAACTGGCCGACAGACCAGGTGTTGCTTCCGGTGGTTTCACAAAAGCCGGATGAGAAGAAGGTACTCGACCTCTTATCCCGCAAGATGTTTATGAACAATGCGGTATCAGGGTATTCACCATGGTTGGAAAAGTTTTTGGAAGGGGTGTTTTCGGAACCGTCGGACTTTGAGGGCTGAAGGGCATTGCCGGAACCGTCATCACGGAAAGGACCCGAGTCTTTCCGTGATGAGTTTCCGTTTCTCAATGCCCCCGATTGTCCGATGGAGTTGGAGGCACTCGCTTCCCGCAAGTTCAGCAAATACCATGCCTATGTGCGGTTACATGCCAGGCTGAGGGATTGTACCTCCCTGCAGGAGTGTGCCGATGTCAGCCGCCAGGTGATTGACAGCTACATGGATAACCGTATGATATGGCAGGAGCTGAACTATTACAAGGAGCATCACACACTTTTGGGCAAGCATCCGGCTTTTGCGGAGTTCCGTCGACGCAGTGAGTTGCTCCATCTTCCGGTTAAGGAACTGGTTCGCCGCCAACAGCAGGTCCAGAACAATATCTGGCGGGTCAAGTCTGAGTTGGCCAAGGGTGACAAGCCGCATTTGGATGTTGTCCGTCGCGAACGGTTGGCAGGATATGAGAAGGAACTGGCCGACATTAACAGATTATTGGAATGAGCTATTACTTCAATCTTGAAGAATTGCGTAGGGAAATGTCTGATGCCCGCCTCTTCTCCCGTCGGTTTGAAACCATGTTGACATTCAAGCTGAACAGTTTGAAAGAGTTGTGTGGGCGGCTTCCACGGGAGAATGAGGCGTTTTTCATTGAGACAAAGAAAAGCTTTACGGCATTCACTTTCATTGTTTATCTGATTAAGAATGCCGGGCAGGTGAGGCACTTGTATATAGCGACCTATTCCACCAACGAGCGTATCATCAACGCGTTGCTCCGTTGGCGTGAAAAAGGGTTGATTGGCAGTATTCATCTGCATATATCGGAGACCATCAAGTTTCGTATGCCGAAGATATACGAGAGGTTGATGCAGCTCCATCAGGATGGAGAGATAGAGCTTTCATTTGCATGGAGCCACAAAAAGATTACCTGCCTGGACACATCGGCAGGTTTCTTTGTGGTCGAAGGCTCCGGCAATTATGGCGAGAATGCGATGGAAGAACAATACGTATTCCTTAAAAACAAAGAAGTGTATGAGTTTCGTAGCGGACGAATTGGTTAAGTGGCGTGACAGTCCGGTGTGGTATGACCGTATTGACCTGGACGAGTTTGAACGGTTGGCAGGTATAGGCTATGAGCCGCGGCAGATTGCCATGTATTACCATGTATCGGAGAATGATTTCCTCTGGTACTTCAATTTGGTAGGCTCACCGTTGAAGTACCATTATGAACGTGGGCAACTGCTTCAACGGGCCAAAGAGGGGCTGGCCATGGCCGCCAGTGCGGAGACCGGTGACAATGTGACCCAGGCACAGCGGTTCGACAAGTTCCGTCAGGCGACCGGGTACCGCAATTCCATTAACAAGATATTTTATGACGATATAGGCTGATGTTCGATAAATCTTACTTTGAGACCTTGCAGGATTACCTTGCCTCCGGCTGCACCATGGAGTTGACGGACGAGGAACTGGACTACTACAACGTGCTCTATGCACTGGTAGGCATTAACCGTAAATATGGCAAGGATAATGCCGTGGCTTTTCTGATGCACGAACCGTTCAATGTGGAACGGATGCGTGCCCGGCAGATGTATAGTGAGGCTATCAATCTGTTCTACCTTTGTGATACCATCGAGAATGATGCGCACCGTAACATGATGTATGACAATCTGATGAAGGCGGCCCAGGTGGTACTTCAGAACGCCACCAGCGCCAAAGATATGGAGGTGTACGGCAATCTCACGGTACAAGCGGCAAGAATCAAGCAGTTGGATAAGCCGGACCCGATAAAGCCGAAAGAAATGGATGAGAAACCGATCAAGGTCTATGATCTCGACCCGAATGCGGTGGGATTGCCTTCTGCCAACCGCAACCTGCTCGCGGCACAGATTGACGGTATGCAGGATATTTCTGCACGGGAGAAGACTCGTCTCAAGAGAGATGCCAATATAATTGATGTTGATATAGAAGAGATGCTCGATGACCAGGAAGAAAAAACTAAAGATATCGGATGATGTGGAGGTGCGCTATTCCAACTGGATGGCGCAGCTCATTGCCGTGATGATGCCGTGGTCACTCTATTGGATTGCAGGACGTGCATCGGCCAAAACGGTGCAGGTGCTGGCTGAACGGGTGCAGGAGGTGGCGCAGGACTGCCCTGGTGCACCGTTCGCATGGGTGGCCGATACGTATTCTGATTTGCACAAGAATGTGGTTCCCTCGCTGGTGGACGGGTTGTCGAAGCTGGGGTGGGAGCAGGGCATTCATTATGTTATGAACCAGGAACCGCCGAAAGAGTGGCGCGACCGCATGTACAACGTATGTTCCGACTGGCGCAATACCATGGTGTTCTATACCGGTTTCAACTTCACCTTCATCTCTTTGGACCGTCCGGCCATCGGTGCCGGTCGTTCCTATGTGGGGGTGTTCGGTGATGAAGTGAAGTATTTCCCGGAAGAGAAGTTCACGAACTTGCTGAAGGCCGTGCGTGGGTTCCGGGTCAAATATGGCGATAGCGTATGGTACCGCAGCCGTACACTGACGACGGATATGCCGAATCCGAACCACCTGGGTGAATACGACTGGATTCTCAAGCTGGCCAAGCAGAATGACAAGCGGAAAATCCTTCTCATGTTGCAGGCCGGGTTTGTCTATAACGAGACGAAAAAAGAGTATGTGGCGGCTATGCAGCGGTACAAGGAACTGAAAGAAGCTTTCCGGAAAGACCGTTCATTGCAGGCCAAGCTTGATACAGCAGAACGTTCCATGGAACTCGCTGGCAAGAATATGAAGCGCTGGGAGGAGCGCTGGATTAAGACACGCCGGGGCGTATCCTTCTTTTTCATTTCTTCCTCCTATGTCAACGTGGATGTACTGGGTGAAGACTGGTTCAGCGATGAATTCGCTGAAGGACTGGAAGGTATTCTTTGCAACATCCTTTCCATTATCCCCAAGCTGGAGGCAAGCCAGATGTTCTATTGTAACCTCTCGATGAAGCACTTCTATGCGGACGGATTCCTGAATGAAGTGATAGAGCAGCACCCGTTCGGGTGGGAGCAGGACTGTACGGTGCTCCGGTACCTGGATAAGAATAAACCGTTGGAGGCAGGCATGGATTCCGGCAATATGCTTTCCATGGTGTTCGGGCAACGTAGTGGGCGTGTGATGCGTGTACTCAAAGAACTCTATACATTGCCGCCTAACTCCGTGCGTGAGCTGGCCGATAAGTTCCTCTATTATTTCAAGCCGCACAAGCGCAAGATACTGAAGCTTTATTATGACCGTTCCATGAACAACTACAAGGGGGTGGGTGCGGATATGGCCACACAGATAAAGAAGAACATCGAGACGGATGCGGAGGGCAGGCGTACTGGATGGCAGGTACAGCTGATGAGCTTGGGACAGGGCAACATCGGCAGCAATCTGGAATACCGGTTCTTCATGGACTTGCTCAGCGGTAACCTGGAGCGCACGCTGTTTACGCTTTTGATTGACCAGCACAACTGCCCGAATCTCAAGTCGGAAATGGAGGTGACAGAAACCAAGGTGGCTACCCGGCCGGACAGCTCCAGTGTGATAGTCAAACAGAAGACCGGAGATAAGCTGCCTGCACATAGATTGCCTAAAGAATCCACCAACCTGACTGATGCCTTGAAGTATTTCATCCTGCGCAAAGAGATTATCCGCACCTGGAGGATGGGCCGCAATGTGTCCGGTGCCGCTTCGGTGTGACATTTCTTTTCTGTTTGCTTTGGCTCTGTTGTCCGTGAGGATGGCAGGGCCTTTCGTTTATGGGGGAGGCCGAAGCGGGTGGGATTGGGAGCATCGGGTACAAATTGTAAAGGTTTTGTCATATTTCCGAATCTGAAAGGGCACTTGCGACCGCAAATCACCGACGGCGCGGCTCGGGCAGCAAGCTGGCTCATCCCTACAACAGAAGTTGCAGGGATGGGTTTTCTTTTTGGTTTTCAAGGAGGTGGATTTTTGATTAGGGTGTTTCTGTACCCAAAAACGCCCCATTGGGAGAAGAAGTCACCCCGATACGGGGTGGGCGCGCGAAAAATCCCGTTATACAAGTCTGGTTTAGGTGCCGGTGGCGGTATATCCTATGTCAAACTTGCATAACGGGATTTTTCGCGTCTTAGCGGTAGAAAGCGGTGCTTTCTGTCTGTTTTTATGAAACGCCCCTCCATTAGGAAGGGCAGAGCGGTAAGCGTTCCGCTTGGCGTGCCTCCGTTTCTTTTCCGCAACTCCTTTTCATTTCCTGCATCTCTGTATGCGGTCAGGTAGTCTTTTGAGTCCGCAAATGTAGGGCACCGGGCTGACAAGCAAGGTCGGGCGTTGTCCGCTAAAAAATCTCCAGCCCTACGGGTAGTATTCAAGCCTTCGGTTTTAGTCGGAACCTTGCGGAATGTCATCCTCGGCACCTCAATTATTGCGGCATCAAAAGGCAACCATACCGCACGTCATACAGACACGCCGGAATAAAAAAAAAGTCGTTCCGGGAAACGGAGAAAATTAAAAAAGGCTCCACCCGACGACTCCAGAAATCCAGAATAAAAATTTAAAAACTTACAGTTATGGCAGCAAAAAGAAACATTCCCGAAGCATGGAAAAATCAATGGTCTAAATTCATGTTTAACTTCTTTGACTACTTGCCTACCAAGTACGAGGCTAACAAACGGGAGTGGTCTATCCGCAGGATGATATGGGATTTTAAGGACGGGAAGCGCAGTGCGTCTGTGGCAGAACTTGTAGCGAAGAAGATGCGCGAGCAGTTCGGTGCGGAGGTTTGCAACGTGACGTTGGTCTGCATACCAGCCAGTAGCGGAGAGAAGAACGAAATCAGATACAAGGCTTTTGCCGAAGAGGTGGCACGGCTGACGGGGTGCAGGAATGCGTACAAAGCAATTACCATTGAGGGAGGACGGCTTGCCATCCATGAGACGAAAGCGGCCAAGACGGTGCAGACGGTGGAGGTCATCAAGTTTGACAAGCGTTTTTTCAAGGGTAAGAAATGCCTTGTATTCGATGATATACTGACGCAGGGGCATAGTTACGCACGGTTTGCGTGTGCACTTGAAACGCTTGGGGCAGAGGTTTTGGGAGGCTATTTCTTAGGTAAGACAATTCTTTTATAACAATTTAATCATAGTAGTATGAATACTCTTTTTGATAACGATTGCCGCTACATGAGCGACAGCGAACTGATTTACGAAATCAGCAACAACAGACAGATTGTTTCGGACATCGAACGCAGCAACGAAGTGATAGACCTTGAAAAATTGTTTTCCTCTTTGACTCCTGGACGCAGGAGGGTAGCCGTGGCAGCCGTGGAGATGTACAAGAGACAACTGTCGCAGCAGGTGGAACGTAGGCAAATAAGGATGAGCAAAGACGTATACGAACTGATGGAGCCGTTGATAGGAGATTTGCCGAATGAAGAATTTTGGATAGTGTCGATAAACCAAGCCGGACGACTTATCAAGAAAGTACGCATATCGGTAGGCGGCATAGACCAGACTTCAGCGGATATAAGGCTGATTATGCGCGTGCTGATTGATACGGGGGCGGTGCAGTTCGCAGCGGTGCATAATCATCCGAGTGGCAACAGCCGACCGAGCAATGAGGACAAGAGGCTGACGGAGCAGCTTAAAAAGGCGGCAGGGTTATTCAATATCACAATGATAGACCATGTGATTATAACGAATGGTGGATATTACAGTTTTGGCGATGAGGGGCTGATTTGACGGAGGGGTGCAGGGCGCACCCATTCTGTTTGCTCGCACGCTCGCAAACGGAATGGGGCCCGAAAAGCGGAATGACTGGTCGTATTACCGTTCCTTCAACCACGGAGGGGGTATGTGCGAAAACAGTTGCTTTTTGCACATGAAACGAATTTCGTGTGCAAAATGTGGGTGATTTTGCACGTTTGCTTTGTTTTTTCAAAATATTATCCCGATGTTTGTAGTGCCCAATTTTAATATAGAAAATGAATCCCTTTTCATCGCGTAATCCGTAAAGCCGGATTAAGGTTTCACTATTACCTTTGGGCATGCGATGATAAGGGATTCGCCATATATCAGAATCGATATGGCAAATAACAAAGTAAGCATATATCTGACACTAAGACGTTTTAGGAGAAGAATAAAAAGCCAAAATAAGAGAAATAAGAGGAAAAAACAGAGAAGTTTTACATTAGAGAATAACAGAAAATATAGGGAAATTGCAAAACTAATTCATTCTTATGAAGATGCTTTGCTCTATTTTATGCCTCGGAATCTGTCATATCTTACTCAAAATGAAAAGAGTCCTTTCTATGTAAAGAACTTAGAGAAAGAAAAATTTAAAAAAGTACGAACCTTTGATGTGCCGAGTTGTTTCTCTATTATCAAAAATGAAAAAGAAAGTTTTCTTTTTCTGAAACAAATAATATCGGCATTTGTTTATCAAACGTGTGATGATTTATGGATTGATTATAGAAATTGTCAGGAGACGGATTTAGTAACACAAATCTTTTTGGATGCCATCTTATTGGAAATAGATTGTTTTATAGAAAACTGCAAAAAAGCAAATATATACGATAAGTATGTGAGGCTTGCTTCCATTGGCGGTAAGAATATGAACAACAGTTCGGTAAGAAGATTACTCAATTCCGTAGGTTCTCCTGCGGTATTGCTTAACAGACAAATTCTGTATAGAGATATTATTCCATATAGGTTAAAACGTTTTGATGGAAAGAACTTGAGTCATTCAAGTCTTTTAGCTCAAAAAGAAATAGACACTACTACATTGCTTGACTATGTAAATAGCTGTTTAAGCAGGGTGAAAAAATCACTGAATAGAGAAGCGATGAAAGATTTGGGCTATGTAGTAGGTGAGACTTTGATAAATGCAGAAGAACATTCGTCGTTGAGATATAGATACTTGATTGGATATTTTGAGGAATGCACAGAAGATAACAGACATTTTGGGATGTTAAACTTAGTGATATTGAACTTTGGACAAACTATTTATGAGAAATTCAAATATCCAGATGAAGGCATTCCTGTGAATTCTGACTGCTTGAAAAAAATGAAAGATTTATCCGATAACTTTCAGTCTCATAGTTGGTTTAATAGAAACTCATTTACGGAAGAAACATTATGGACATTATATTCATTGCAAGAAGGGGTTAGTTGTATCCCCAAGGATGTGTGTAAGAGAGGAAATGGTACAATTCAATTTATAAACAGCTTTTTTAAGTTGAAGGGCGATGATAAAGCTGATGATATTTCGCGAATGTATCTCTTGTCTGGCAATACAAGAATAGATTTTGACGGAACCTATAAATTGGTAGATGTACAAGATGAAAATGGAGTGCCGCGAGGAATTATATCTTTTAATGAATCAGGAAAATTAACGGATATTCCAGATCGAAAATATGTTCGCGCAGTACCTTACTATTTTCCTGGAACTGCTATATTTGCAAAGTTATTAATTAATGATGATGATTTGAATAATGAATAAACAAAGTAACATCGTTGATTTGGAGGATTTTAGAACTCAAATCGGCAACATAAAATCGAAAGTGTTTACCGGAAGAGATCGTGGAGAAGACGTTCGCGAAAGAAGCCGTTTGAATGACTTGTTTGAGCAGTACGATAAGGTTAAACTTATTATACCTAAAGATATATATTCTATCACCCCATCTTTTTTGGAAGAATTGTTTAGGAACATAGTGGAGAAAAACGGAAGGTCAATTATTGAACAGAAATTGGAACTGGAAACAAATGGTTACGATTTGCAGAGTCCGTTGGAAGAAGCTATTGAAAGAATTCTTCAACATAAGACAGGTTTAGATAAGTAATGGATATGGATATAGCGATTATTGATAGCTTGACAATGATTAAGGATACGGTTATGACTGTTGTTCCACAGCAAATGCCACAAGAACCATATTCATTGATGGGCATTTTGGATGTAGTCTATAAAATAGCGATGATTCTTATCGCCGCATTTAATGCTTGGTTCGCTTATACGATACATAAACTGAAAAACAAGAAAGAAGATGATTTCAAGGAAGCTGATAGAAAAATAGCATTACTCAAAACTCTTATACTTGATTATAATTTAAAGTTTGTATATGAATTTTTCGATAATCTTGAAGCACATCTAAGTGAGTTGAATGAACGGAAAGCAGATAAAAGAGCCATAGAATCTCATATACAAGCTGATTTTAAGAGATTGAATGAGAAGTTTGTGAATTTGTTGTCTGCTGTTGATAGAAAATTATATGATAAAATTTTGGATATAAGCGATTCCTGTAGAGATAAACTTGTTACAAACATAGGAAATGAAGGTGTAAATTTGTATGTCGAAGCACAGTATAAAAATCTGATAAAGAACCCCTATGATGATATAAAAAGAACAATATTGAGTGAGCTATTTGGTTACAAAGGTATGTAACTATGACATATTTTTTACGGGAAGCGGAGCAAAAAACTCCGCTTTTCTTTTTGCACTTTCAAATATTATCCCCATATTTGCAGTGCATTCCATTTTGAATAGGCGGAGATTGTTCGCCAACTTTTGCCGTTGGCATTTTTTATGCCTATGGATCAACTATAAGTTCCGACCCCCGTGTGGAGCGTTAATGCGCCCACTGCCTATTCAAGGTGGAATGCAACGGGAAAGCGGAACTTTCTTTGTTTATAAGTTTTTCCGATTCTTTGGAGAAGGTTCCCTTTCCCGTCTTTAATAACATATTGTTTCATTTTAATTGCATTCCAAAATGAAAGAACTAACTATTGGTACGCAGTCCGTACCTGCTCCACGCACATCTGTGGGCGAATCCGTTAACGCTCTTACCGAGCAAGTGAATAACCTCCAACGCAAGTACTACCGCGCTTTGGCTCCCGACTGCGAAGTCAAGACCGAAGCTGACAAATGGTATTTCCGTGCCATCGGCTGGACGTGCGCCAGCCTGGTGTTCCCACCGCTGGTCATCGCCGTTGCATTGTGCGTTTATAAGGCAAAGAAGTGCCGGAAAGGAGGTGAGGTATGACTAAAGACGAATACATCGCATTCCTGGAAAGCGAAAATGCGCGATATTACAAAGAAATTCAGCAACTTACTTATGAAAAAGGGCTTCTTAAGGGTAGGCTTATGGGGATATATGAGTGCAACCCCAGGCTGGGCATGGAAGTCATAAAGGGAGGCAAGTATTATGCATTGGTACAGAAAGGAGACGTGAGATGAATGAAGCTGCAAAGAATAGCAAGAATATATACCGGATGGAATATCAGCTTGAGGTCCCGGTATCAGCTGGGTTGAAGCCATTGTTCCAACAGATTGAAGAAATACGGTCTGAATTGGGTATAGAACCTTCGGATGATGATATCTGTGTGTTGTTTCCGTGTGGGAAAAAATATATTCATTATAGTGTCAAGGCTTTGATATATTATTCTCGAGAGGATGCCTTATCGGTTCTGACTGGAGGCATGAGCGAAGAGGATTACATCATGCGCCATATATATTCGACTACAGATGCCGATGGCAAGAATCTGACACATGAGGATGGCGGTCTGGATAACTTTGCCGTAGAGGATATTTTCTAAGAAACATTTTTTTGTACATTTGAGAAGCCGGTGGTCTGTGATGGATAGCCGGTTTTTTTATATGTTAATAGAAATATTTCTGCTATTTCTTTGCGATTAATAGAAATATTTCTATATTTGCAGAGTCAAACAATAATAGAAATCAAAAATGAAGTATTCAGAGTTTCATCGGAAAATCATTGCGGCAGGCTGGAAGTTCAGTCACGCAGAAGGTAGTCATTACTTCTACACAAAGAATGGGAAGCTTTCGGAGCCGGTTCCCTATCACGGAGCCAAAGAGTTTCCCGAACCGTTAAGAAGAAAAATAGCAAGGGCGATGGGGGTATAATCCCCATCCCTTTTAATCCAAATAGAATCATTGAATCATTGAATCATGGAAAAGATTATTATGAACATTTGTGCAAGTCCTGATAGTTTTGGGGCTTATTCAGAAAATTGTGAGGGCATCTATGCGGCTGGAGATACCGTAGAAGAGTGCAAGAAGGATGTGGAAGTCGCCATTGCTTTGATTAAAAAAAATCTCCCTGAAGAACGTTGGCCGGAACAAATAAAAGGGGAATATACATTGATATGGCATTATGACATACAGAGCCTATTGCTTCACTACGGCAGTCTGTTGTCGCTTGCCGGATTGGAGAGACTGACCGGTATCCATCAAAAGCAACTGTGGGCATATATGCACGGGCGTTCAAAACCGCGCATTCAACAAAAACAACGCATAGAGAAGGCGCTGCATAGTTTTGCGGATGAACTTGCAAGCGTATCGGTGCTTTGATATAGCTTCATTTCATTGTTATTGTTTGACAGCATCTTTGTGATGAAGTTGGAGAGGTTTCCTTCGGGAGACCTCTTTTTTTGTGTCCTTTTTCGGATAAGTGGTCTGGGGTACTTTTGCAGCATGGGAGCACATGCAGAACGATTATCGCAAAATAATAACCGCAGCAGCTGGTGGAGCAAGAAGAACCGGCTGGCTGATAGGTTTCCGCTGGACATCACGATAGAGGGTGATACCGGCATTACGCAGCAGTTCGAGCGGCAGCAGGATGCGAAAGCGGTTGCGGCATTCAACGGTCGGATACGCGCCTGGGGAAAGAAAGTGAACGAGGCGTTGCAGGCGAGCGTATCGAAATGGATTGATGAAGATAAAAAGCTTTCGGCATCCATTAGGCAGAATTACCGGCATTGGGGCAAGGTGCCGGCTAAAGGCGAGGAGATTACGAGCATCGGCTTCGGATTCAATGCCGATGGGCTTTATGTTCATCTGGGTGTAGGCCGTGGATATAATATGGAGGGCGGTACACGGGTAATCACCAAGAAAAGCAACAAGGATTGGAACCGGGAGCCGAAACCTTGGTTTAATCCCGTGATTGAACAGCATATACCGGAACTTCAGCAGATAGTGGTGGATTATTGCGGTTCGCTGTTCATTAATACAACGAGAATTTATATCAATAGATAGTTATGAGTGAGATAAAGAAGATAGGCAGTTTCAGTTTTGTGGATACGGCTGCCGGGCAATATGCTATTAACATGAACTGGAGCCAGAGCATGAGTCAGTTCTTTAATGCTGGCTCGCAGGACTGGGACGGTGACCCGGTATCGGTGGCCGGTGTACGTGTAGTTCCATGGGGCCCGGACAACAATATGCCGAATGCCATCCGTGACTTGCTGGAGAAGAATAACCTGGGTCCCGGTATTCTGGACCGTAAGGTGGGGTTGCTGTATGGGCAGGGGCCGATGCTTTACCGGGTGAAGATTGAGAATAACGAACGCATCCAGGAATGGATGGAGGATGCCGAGATTCAGGAATGGCTGGATAGCTGGGACTACAAAGGGTATATACGTGACAACTTGGTTGAATACACGCACATGAACGGGCATTTCACCAAGTATTATATGGGCAAGGGAGTGCGTATCGGCCGCCCATGGGTGCAGCGATTGGAGTCACTGCACAGCGAAGAAAGCCGTCTGGTGTGGCCGGAGAATGACAGCCGTAGGCTTGAGGATGTTACGGAATACCTCACTGGTGATTTTGATTCCTTCAAGAGCCGCACGTTCCGCAAGTACCCGGCTTTTGACAAATGGAATCCGACCCGGCACGAAACTGCCATTAAATACCATTGCATGCGGAGCTTTGGCCGCAGTATGTATGCGATTTCCTGCTTCTATGGGTCGGTTCCCTGGCTGGAGAATGCGAACAACCTTCCGGAAATTATCAAGCATCTGAATGAGAACATGATTGCAGCCGCTTATGTGGTGCATTCTCCGCAGGAGTACTGGAACCAGAAACATGAGCTGATTATGGCCATGCACGAGGATTGGGATGAGACGAAGATTCAGAAGGAAATGGAGCGGCTGAAGGATGAACTGACCGAAACTATTGCCAATGTGATGGCTGGCAAGAAGAATGCCGGCAAGTTCTTCAGCTGTGTCGACTTCGTGGATGCCGACGGTAATGCTCAGAGCTGGAAGATAGAGCCTATCGAGATGAACATCGACAAGTACATCGAGGCGCAGGCGAAGATTTCACGCATAGCGGACAGTTCCACTACCAGCGGTTTCGGACTTTCTCCGGCATTGGCCAACATCATCATTGACGGCAAGAGTGACAGCGGCAGCCAGATGCTCTATGCATTGAAGATATTCTACGGGGCTGATACGCAGATTCCCGAGGATATCGTACTGGAGGCAATCAATGATGCCATCCGTATTAATTTCCCGCATAAGAAGGGGATTTTCCTCGGTATTTACCGGAAGGTTATCAACAAGGAAGAGAATGTATCGACGCCGGACAGGGCGGCAAAACAAGTATAGGCATGAGACAGAAGGATATTGAATTCCCGGACTGCTGGGAGGAGGTGAAGCCGTTGGAGTGGCTGCACCTGCTGAAGAACCGGGAGAAGCTGATGACGAAACCGGGCATCAGCTTGCTGGACGTGAAGCGCGAGTGGTGTGCGTATGTACTGAAGAATAGGGGATATGTCTTCCGTTCAAAGGTGCAGGATATGCTGCTGGTGGACCATCTGGCAGAGACATTGGCATGGATGTGGAGAATGGAGGAAGACGCTGTGGTACTGGCGTATGACTCGACTGTGAATCTGATACCGGAATGGCGATATCTTCGTGGTCCGATGAGTCATGGGGCGGATTTGGCTTTTGGTGAGTTCCGTCATGCGGTAGCTGCGGTCAATAGGTATAATGCCGGGCATGATCCGGTAGACTTGCAGGCATTGTGTGCCATCCTCTATCGTCCTCCGGTGGAGAAAAAAGGCTGTGTAGAGCGTGAGCCCTTCCGTGAGCAATATATGGGCAGATACATGGGGCTTGTGGAGCACATGCCGGTGTGGATGAGATGGGGGATTTATGCTTGGTTCTCCTACTTCTGTGAATACTTGTTTTCCGGAACTTTCATCATTGACGGACTGGAACTGTGCTTCGGACCGGTATTTTCCCGTGGAAGGGACAAGGATGCCCGGCAGAATGATGTGCAGAGCCTGGGCATGAACTCGATACTCTTTTCTGTGGCCGAAAGCGGAGTGTTCGGCAATGCGAGGGCTACCGATGATACGCTGCTGCTGCGTGTGATGATGAAGTTGCTCGATGACAGGCAGCGGGCAGACGAACTGATGAGGAATCTAAAAAAATGATGTTATGATATTCAACAAAGACGGCCAAGGTGCCAAAGAATTGCGTGAGTTGACCGCCAACTATTACGCTAACAATGATTTCACCAAGGTTATCGGTGAGATAGAGCTGGCTACTGAAGAACTGGCGCAGTTGGTCGGTAGCAAGGTGATAGAACTGGCAGAGAACTATTATCTCAATCCGGAGAAAGAGGGTACTGATACCGGGATTGTACGCAAGGTACAACGGCCGATTGCGCTGTTGGCCACATTGCGGCTGTATCAGAAGAATGACCTCAGCCATGAGGATGATGGGCGCAAGTTCAAGGTGGCTACCGACGGCAGCGAAAAACTGCCCTGGGAGTGGCAGTTGGACCGTGATGACGCGCTGCACCTCGAAGAATACTACAAGGCGGTGGATATGCTGATTCGTTATCTGAATGACAAGAAACTGAAAGAGTGGACGGATAGCGACATGTATAAGTCTGCTCAGACGTTGATAATCCGTAATGGGGGTTCTTTCGATACCTATTTCCCGATAAATAAGAGTGAGCGTATGTTCCTGCTGCTTCTGCCTTTCATCAGAGAATCCCAGCAGTTGACGGTGAAGCGGGCATACGGTGCCGGTTGGGAGGCACTGCTTGCAGAAAGCTCGGTACCGGAGACGGACGCGCATTTCGCAGCATGCAAGGCTGTGGCGTTGCTGGCCATGAGTATGGCACTTCGTCGCTTGTCTTTGGGAGCGATATCGGGGGGAGTGATCCGCAGGTTTGTGGCAGAAAGCGGTATGAATGCAAGTGAACCGGCATCGCTCGATGATGTGGAGCGTGTGGCCGGATGGATGGCAGACGATGCTGCCACTTGGATAGATGAGATGAAGCGGGCGCGTGACGGTAGTATGACCGATTACGAGCTGCTGCCGAAAAATGACCGTAGAAACAAATATTGTCGTTTATGAATGTGATACAGAGACCCAGGGCACGGGAGTTCTGCGCCACCATGCAGGACTACATCATTGACACGGATGTGACCATAGCCTTTGCCGTAAAATATGGCGGTAAAAAGATACTTGATGAAGAATATGTACCGGATGCCGACAACCTGGTACGGATTCGTGGGTTAGGCAAGTTCTGCGAATTGGCATTGTGGGGCGTGTGGTGTCTGGACTATGCGCCGCAGAGCACCGCTTCGGGGACGTTCACCTTCCTTATCAACGAGACAGAAGACGCGCAGAGCTACGTGATGTTCAGCCGGATGCAGACCCGGAAGGATGCCGCTTCTCCGGGAATACTGAGTGAGGTGGCTGCCAAGGTGACACGTATGGGGGCCAAAGAGTATGTGAGCGGTTATCCGCAGAATGGAGGATATGACATAACAGCCTTTTTCAATGACGGCAGCCAGGAGAGCAAGTCATTCCCGGTATCTTCTTTGGAGCCTTTCACGGTGGATGTGAGTCCGGAGATTGTGCTTCCCGGATTTTCCAAATCGGACATAGCCAGTTATACGGTGGGCATGCTCGGAGGCTCCATGCAGTTTTACGTTGATGGTACAAGGTATGTGGATGTATGGTGTTTCCGTTTCAAGAATGTGTATGACATGCCTGAGACTTTAACGGCTACCGGTGAACTGAAACTGACCGGAAATAATGAGAGTGATGCAGCAGCCATGTACGGGGTACAACGCAAGTTCGGTGTCAAGGTTACTGATGAATACACGGTCAACTCCGGCAGCATCATGTTGCAGAGTGATTATAAATTATGGCACAACATGCTGAACGCACAAGAGGTGGAGATTCTTGTGGATGGCGAATGGCTGCCTATTGTGATTACGAAACAGAAGTTTGAACGCTCCTTCAGGCGTAGCGTCTTGAAGGCGGTGGAGTTCAGCTTCACCATGGCGAATCCTGAACAGAATAATTTGATAGGGCTATGATAAATATACAGAGATATAGGGAGATGCTGATAGAACTGAAAGAGCGCGTCAATAAGGTCAGCCGGACAAAGATTGACGGGACAGTGATTGCCGTCAGCGAAAAGCATCTTGTCAAGAAATTGAGAGACTGTACGGGGTTGATGCTGTGTGCCAACTACCCGGATGCAGTGTCGCAGGGCAATGAGGATAATTATCGGGAACGGAATAGCTTGTTGTTGTTCCTGATTGAGAAGGTTCCGTCGGGTCAGGAGACCGACGAAGAGGAATTGCTGCATTATGCACGCATCCAGCAGGTCATGCAACTGCTTAAAACCAAACTCCGGGAGATGGATTCCTTTTGTGGAGAAGTGGAGGGGGCAGAGAGTATGACAGTGGAGTGGGAGTACGATGTGTTCGGCGGCTGGAACGGAATGAGTATAGGACTTAACTTGGTTGATTATGACTGAATTGTTTATTGACGGTGTACAAGCCGTACTTCCGAAGGATTTTTCCATTCAGGTGAAACGTGAGAATCCGTTGATTACCAAGAATGGAGAATATACCTACGAGATAACATTGCAGCTGACTAATGCTACCAATGCGGAACTGTATGCGCATTTGAACCGGTTGAACAGCGTGCAGGAGGTGAAAACCAAACGCGCTGCCATATTGGTAGCTGACAATAGGGTGTATTGCAACGGTACGGAGATTATTACCGGTTGGACCGATGATACGGTATCGCTCCAGATTGCGAGCGGCAATTCCGAACTGAATTATTTTGTCGGCGGTGACTTGCTGATTGGAACTCTGGAAATGAAGCGGACGGATGTACTGACGACGGATATGTTTCCCCATATTGAGAAAACCTATCCGGAAGTGGAGTATTGTCTGGCGCCGGTACTTGACCAGGGTACCGGAAATATACACAACCAGTGGTGTGTCAAGGCAGATGCTGGTGTGACCAACCGACGAGTAGATACGGATGATATGTTCGAAGTGACACCGCAGCCTTATTTGTGCGCTTACATCAAGGAGCTGATGAGGGCACTCGGATATGGGTTGACGGAGAACCAATTGGAGAATACGGTATATAAGGATGTGTATATCTGTCATACGGTACCAACGGTATTGTGGAACAAGATGCTGCCGGGCTGGAGCGTGAAGGATTTCCTTGAGCAGGTGGAGCGGTTGTTCAATGCTGTATTTCTGGTTGACAACCGCAAGCGTACGGCCAGGCTGTTGCTGAGAGGGAACTATTTTACCGGAGGCACTTCCGTACATGTGCGGAATGTGGAGGATGTGTATGAGGTGGAGGTTGAAGAGCCGGATATTGAAGATCCTGCTTTCTCGAATGTAGCATATAAGGTGGAGGATTCCGAGTTCTGGAGATGGAATGTCTTGCCGGAGGCGGTTAAAAAAGGAGCGAAGAGAGAGAATATCCCGGAGGATATACCGACCGACATGCGAAGCATTACGGGATGGTTCAATGACGAATCCCATAAAAAGCCGGATACTATCTATACACACAAGGCTGATGGCAAGGAGTATGTGTATCTGCGTGACTGGGTGGATGAGGATGGAAGGCGTTCATCTCCGGTGTTTGTCATGGTGGATAGATTTGTCGGTATTGAACGCGAAGGTGTTTCCAATGTCGTAGAACTGGAGATGGTTCCCACAGCTTTTCAAAGTGTTGGAATCAACTATTACGGCGGTGGAGGAAGGGGAGAGGACACTACTCTTTGGATTTATCTTCCTTCCTTATCCGGTAATGGCAATGCGGATAAAACAGAACCGGCACTGAGTATTGAAGAGCAAATTCAAAATGGCGGAGGAGAAGAAACGGAATCAAAACGTGGTATCTGCCTGGCACTCTATACGGGATTGCAAAGCTTAAATGTCGCGTATAATGGCGTCTCTATGAAATATCCGGTTCCTTATATAGATGAATATACGAAAAATCATATGGTCAGGGGTGAGTCTTGGTGGCAATATGTCAGGACAAACAGTATTGGGGCAAGTTTGTGCCTGAATGTGCTTGACGGGTTGCTGTATCAGACTAACTATGATATTGACTACACCAAAGCGGTGAAGGTCCAGAGCCATGACCCGAATGTATATGCTGCTTACCAAGTGTTTGAGATACGCAACAAGCGATATGTCTGCAAGGAGATGGAATTCACATTGGATGCGTTCGGTCGTAAGGGAGCTTGGACCGGTACGTTCTATCCCATCCGTATCAGCGATACTGAGGCTGATGTCCGGTGGATATTGGCTGATGGCCGTTGGCGTGACGGAGGGGTGTGGTTGGATAATGGCCGTTGGCTTGACGGATAACACTTTTTGTTATGGATTTTTGCGCTTGATTTTTGAACTTTCAAATAAAATTCTCATTTTAGCAAAAAATAAAAGTATATGTTTGAGAAAGAGAAGGCTTTGTTTAAAAAATACCAGGGGGCATTGCAACATAGTTATCCGCTTGGTGGATTTGTCGTCATTAAAGGTGATGAGGTCTTGGGCGTGTGGTATGACAGATTGGATGCTTTGAACGAAGGGTATAAGGCTTATGGAGATGTTCCTATGTTAGTGAAAGATATCAATGGGGAGGAGAAAGTATGGGATGCCGGTATTTTCGGTTCTGCAGCAGTGGCAATCATAAACGAAGCAATGAAAAATGGAAGTATTGGTAAATGATATGCATAAGAATGGGGCAATCTTCTTTGTGGAAATCACTTTTGAAATGAAGGTTGCTAAAGGGTTTCTCAAAATAGGACAGAAGCCGCCATTCGTGAGAACAAAAGCCATAATCGATACGGGGGCGGAGAGGAGTTGTATTGATTCTTCCATTAGCGAGAAACTTGCTTTGCAAATTTATGATACCGCCCGTATAGCCACTCTGTCTGGGATTGCAGAGGTCAATATGGTTGATGTGCTTATTCATATTCCTGAATTAAATCGATGCTTTCCAGTCTGTGTGCCGTCTGTGGATTTTGGTGGCAAATCTTATCAAGTTGTCATAGGTAGGGATATTTTGCGGAAATGCAAGTTTGAATATGATGGGGTTAATAATTTGTTCAAATTGTCATTGTGAAAAAACTCCGCTTTTCTTTTGTTGTTTCAAAATAAACTCCCATCTTTGCAGTGCACTACATTTTGATAAGGCGAGAATGTTCGCCAGCTTTACCGTTGGCATTTTTTATGCCCAATGGTTATCATATAGTTCCGACCCCCGTGTGGAGAGCTTAATGGCCTCCCTGCCTTATCAAGGTGTAGTGCAACGGGAAAGCGGAACTTTTTTTGTTCCCTTCCCCGTCATCTATTAATTAATATATTGTTTCATTTTAAAGCACTACAAAAATGAAAAATCAAACATCCGGTGCGCTCATCGCACCAGAACCCGCAGGGATTCGTGTATCCGAGAACTTGAAAGCTCTGAATGAGCAAGTGAATAACCTTCAACGTCGCTACTATCGTAGCATGGCTCCTGATTGTGAGCTTAACAGTTCTTCTGACCGTTGGTATTTCGGTGCCATCCTCTCTATTTGTATCGGGCTTGTTTTCCCACCGTTGTTTGTGGTGTCTGCATTGTGCGTTTATAAGGCAAAGAAGTGCCGGAAAGGGGGTGAGGTATGAAAGAGACTTGGATTATGAAAACCGTAGCTGTCAGCAGCAATGGAGCAAAAGAATCAATATACAATCTTGAATGTCAGTCGAGCGACATAACACTGGAAGAACTCAAAACCCTTGCCAAGTTCTTGAATGAATATATTGAGAAAGAAGAGAAAGGGGGGAGCAATGAACGAGGCTGCAAAGAATAGTAAGAATATATACCGGGTGGAATACCAGCTTGAGGTCCCGGTATCAGCTGGGTTGAAGCCATTGTTCCAACAGATTGAAGAAATACGGTCTGAATTGGGTATAGAACCTTCGGATGATGATATCTGTGTGTTGTTTCCGTGTGGGAAAAAATATATTCATTATAGTGTCAAGGCTTTGATATATTATTCTCGAGAGGATGCCTTATCGGTTCTGACTGGAGGCATGAGCGAAGAGGATTACATCATGCGCCATATATATTCGACTACAGATGCCGATGGCAAGAATCTGACACATGAGGATGGCGGTCTGGATAACTTTGCCGTAGAGGATATTTTCTAAGAAACATTTTTTTTTACATTTGAGAAGCCTGGTAGTCCGTGATGGATTGCCGGGCTTTTTCATGTCCTTTTTCAAGGTGACGCTTGAAGATACCTTTGTCCTGGATTAATAGGTAAAGATATGGCGGTTAACATACAAGACTTTAGAATGGCAATCCGGATTGATAATTCGGAGGCGAAAGCGAAGTTTGACGAGACCAAACGGCAGATTGATGCTGTCAAGGCTGAAATGGCGAAACTGCGGGCAGAAGGGAAGGAGAATTCAGCGGAATACAAGGAGCAGAAAGAGAAGCTGGATAAACTGAATGCTGCGCTCGCCGTTCAACGTATAGAGGCTGGAAAGACTGCATTGTCTTACTCGGAATTGCGCAAGGCTGCGGCTTCCCTCAAGAGGCAGATGGATAATGCCACTCCCGGCACGGAGAAATGGGCTGCGCTACGGGCTGATTATCTGCTGACCAGACAACGGATGAGAGAGGTGGAGGTGCAGGCACGTGATACCCGTTTTTCTCTTTCCAAAATGGCGGATGGGGTTAACAAGTATGCGGCTATGGGGGCAGGAGTTGTCGGCACTCTTACCGGGATAACTCTGACTGCCCGCAAATGTGTGGATGAATATGCGGAGATGGAGGAAGCCGAAGCGCAGGTTATCAAGTACACCGGTATGACCCGAGATGAAGTCAAGGGACTGAATGAAGAGTTCAAGGAAATGGATACCCGTACAGCGCGTGAGAAGCTGAATGCTCTGGCCGGTGATGCTGGTCGTTTGGGGATTACCGGGAAGAAGGATGTATTGGAGTTTGTCGATGCGGCCGATAAGATTAATGTGGCACTGGGTGAGGATTTGGGGGATGATGCGGTGAAGAACATCGGCAAGTTGGCACAGATGTTCGGCGAGGACCAGAAACTTGGGTTGCGTGGGGCGATGTTGGCTACCGGTAGCGCCATTAATGAGGTAGCACAGAACTCCAGTGCGGCAGAAGCATACCTGGTAGGATTTACTGCTCGCGTGGCAGGGGCGGCGAATCAGGCGAAAGTCTCTCAGGGTGACATTCTGGGATATGCCTCTGTACTTGACCAGAACATGCAGCAGCAGGAGATGGCGGCGACGGCTTTCCAGACGCTGATGATGAAGATGTACCAGGAGCCAGCCAAGTTTGCAAAGATTGCAGGGCAGAGCGTGGAGGATTTTACCTCTCTTATCAAAAAGGATGCGAACGAGGCGATACTTCAGTTCCTGGATACATTGAATAAAAAAGGAGGGCTTGACCAGCTGGCACCTATGTTCAAGGAGATGGGGCTGGATGGTGTCCGGGCTTCTGGTGTCATCAGCACGATGGCCGGCAAGATAGATGACATTCGTAAAGCGCAAAGATTGGCCAATGATGCGTATCGCGACGGTACCAGCATTATTAATGAGTTTAATGTACAGAACAATACGGTTCAGGCGGGGCTGGATAAGGCAAAGAAGCACTTCAAGGATGTACGGGTGGAGCTGGGTGAAAAGCTCCAGCCGGTGATGAAGTACATGATAACGACGGGCGGTCTGACGGTGAAGGGATTGGGAACTATGATTTCCATCTTATGGAAGTACAAGGGGGCCATTGTTGCAGCCTCGGCTGCTGTTGCTGCCTATACATTGGTCGTAAAGGCAGACACTATGGCCAAAAGCTTGTGGACCACTATAACCAAAGGCGCTACTGCCGCAGCGTCATTGTTTAACAAGACATTGAAGGCTAATCCGTTGGGACTTGTAGCTTCGGTATTGGCTGGTGTCGTATCATATCTGGCTATATTCAAAACCAGGACCAATGAGGCGACTGAGGCTCAAGAAGCCTTGAATGCCAAAATGGAGCGCTATGAAACGCTGATGGGACGTATTGCCGGCATAAAAAGCAAAGCCGATAATCTGGATTTGCTGGATGATGACCAGAAGCAACGTACACGGAGCGAGACTGAAGCAGCCATCAGCGAACTTAAGGACCGCATGGCTGAAGAGATGGCGATTCACCGTAAATGGTTCCAGGAACAAAAGGCGGAAAAGATGAAATGGATTGGCGATGACAAGTCTTTGGAAAAGGCGGTTATCGGTGGGTTAAAACATCAACTGCAAGAACGCCTAAAATTATATGGTAGCTATGCTGTGAAGAAAAAGGAATTGGAAGCGATTCTTGCAAAGCTGCCCGAACAAGAAGTAGATAATCCGGTGCCAGGAGGAAACAGCAATGGAGTAGATGATAATGGCCTTGACAAAGAACTGAAGGCCCGTGAAGAGAAGCTGAAAGAGGGCTATAATGCAGAGATAAATCTGCTGAAAGAAAAGCTGCTGAATGAAGGCATGGCACAGCAGGAATATCAGGAAGAACAATATAAGGCTGAAATGGCTTATCTCTGGAGCCGGAAAGCTCTACTGGTGGAGTATGGCAAGGACTCGTCCGAAATCCAGGGGCAGATTTATGACAAGATGATTGCAGAAGCAGACCGGTTGACAGAAGCGTCTAAGGAGGCCGATAAAAATGCCCAGTCTGATAATCTGGCCACTATTGACGAAGAATATCAGTTACAACGGACTGCATTGAAGCAAGCATATATTGCAGGTGACATCAAGCGGGAAGCTGATTACTTGGAACAACTGAAGGATTTGGAATACCAGTACCTGGAGGAACGTAGAGATATGTTGGCGGCCTATGGGGAAGATATATCTTCCATTGATGCAAAATTGCAGGATATGGATTTGGCAGATGGCAAGGAAAACAAGAATAAACAGCGTGAACAAGGTTTCAAGGAGATAGATTCCACTTCTTCCTTTTCTCAGAAAAACGATATTCTTCAGTCAATGTACGATGCCGATTTGATAACGTATGAAGAATATCAGGCTAAGAAGACCCGTATTGAGGAAGAGTATGAGGATGAACGGATGAAATTAGTTGGTAAGGCTTTTGACATTATGGGCGATGCAGCTTCTACATATAGCCAGCTTGTAGCCAATATGCAAAATCGGGAAATTAGTAAGATTGAAAAGAAATATGATAAACAAATTAAGGCAGCACAAAAAGCAGGTAAAGACACCACTAAACTTGAAGAAGAAAAAGAAGCTGCCATTGACCAGATTAAAAAGAAATATGCTGATAAGGAATTTGCGGCAACTATAATGCAAGTAATAGCTAAGACTGCACAAGCAATTATGGTTGCGTGGACTGCTGGTCCCATACTTGGCCCTATACTTGGGGGATTGGCTGCAGCTCAAGGTGCTGTTCAATTAGCCGTCGCCAAGCAGCAGCGTGATGAAGCGAAGGGGCTGAAATCCGGTGGTTATGTGGATGAGTATGTGGAAGGCTATACCAAGAACGGTAATCCTGATGATGTGGCTGGTGTTATTCCGGTACATAAGAATGAGTTTGTGGCCAACCATGAAAGTGTGGCCAACCCGCATGTGCGCCAGTTCTTGGATGTGTTTGACATTGCACAGAAAAATGGGACTATCCGTATGCTCAACACGACGCAGATATTGGAGCAGGTTCGTACACGTAGCGGCAAATATGGCGGTGGTTATGTTGATACGAGTGATTACTCTATGGCGTTGTCATCCGACAAAGGTAACGTCTTGTCTGGCTTGACATCGGAACAACGCTCGCAGATCGTGAGGTTGTTGGTTCGCAACAATGAGTTGCTCGAAATTCTCGCAAAAAAAGAATTGGTGGTTGATTCCCGTAAGGTACGTGATGGTATAAAAAGGCTCGAAGTCCTGGAGGGCAATGTCAGTAGGTAGTGTCCTTTTTTTATGGTACCGGTACAGATAATTTTGCAGCATGAATGTATTCAGTGCGATAGATAGAATGAGGCAGTTGTCCTCCGAAGGAAAAAGCTTTTCTTTTTCTTTCATGAGTTATAGTTATGAGCGTCGCAAAAGCGATGGGGTCATAACGGTGAACAATGCACGTCTGCGTAAGCAGAGCCATAAAGAGAACAATAGGTTTGCTGATTATATGCTGAATTTTATCAATCTGGATACCATGGAATATGGCATGTGCTGGCAGCCTCTATTGCTGTCTTTTAATGATAATGAACTTGAATTGGGTTGATGGATACCAAGTTTGAAAATATAGTACCTTGGAATGGCTCGAATGATACCGGGCGCGATGTTCGCTTAAAGTGGGAACGAAACTTTAAGCGCATAGCGGATGCCTTGAAGGAATTGTCTGATACGGATAAGCAGATTATAAAGGATATTTTAAAAGAAATAGATAAAATATTTCTGCATAAGGATAAAGAGGACGGCACTCCTTTCCCCATAACCTTCGGAGATTGGGTCAAGTTCGGCGAGTTCATCACCGGCATATCCGGAGGGTGCATCGACAAGGACGGAAAGATGGAGATGGAGGAAGGCATATTCAGGAAACGTGTGTTTGTTCCGGAGATTGCCTATAACCGTGTGACCTATTTCAAAGGACGTATGTGTGCCTCTCCCGGAGGTGGGTGTACGGTCAAGGAGTGGAGCGACAACGGTGACGGTAGCTATACGATTACACCCGATTTGACGGATGCCGATGGACTGAGCCAGTTTGTGGATGACATTCTGACCACCTACTTCGTCACCAAGAACGCCGAAGGCAAGCTGCAGGGGTTCGAGGAGATGAAGTTCCGGGTGACTTCTGCCGATTATACTGCCAAGACATTCGTCATGACGCCGAAACCGGGTACTGACTGGAAGCCTGGGGATGCGATGGTACTTGCCCAGACGGGTAACTTTACAGACCCGGAACGGCAGACGTACATCCTTATCGATACGGTTAACGGCAACAACTGCATTACTTTCTTTGACCACGCCAATACTTGGGATGTCGAGCCGGCACAAGAGATGTCGTGGATTGGTAAGAAGAAAGGTCGTACCGTGCATGGCATTCCGGCCGACAACTACTCGGCTGTTTTTCGCCACGTCATCATGTCCGGCAAGATATTCCAGGTGGATGACATCACCGGCGAGGCTTTCCGGGTACCGCTATTTAAAGGTACGTGGAAAAAGGGTGAGAAGTATGCCTATTACGATGAGGTGACGCATAACGGCAGTTCCTGGATATGTGTAAACGAGAAAGGCACGTCTACAGAACCGGCAGACGGCAATGCCGACTGGCTGAAATATGCGGCCAAGGGAGAAAGCGGCAAGGGTATCAAGTCTACCGATGTGGAATACGCGATATCGGTGTCTAATGTCATTGCCCCGGTGGACGGTTGGCAGACTACCTCCCCTGAATGGGAAGCCGGCAAGTATATCTGGTCCCGGACGAAGATTGTCTATTCTGATGACGAAGTCAAGTACACCCAAGCGGCTTGTATCAGTGGTGGGCAGGGAGCTGACGGCAAGGGCATCAAGTCCATTACCGAAGAATACTACCTTTCCTCTTCATCGGCCACCACAACCGGAGGCGAGTGGCAGACAGACTCTCCGGCGTGGAAAAACGGCTGGTATATCTGGACCCGGACAAGGATAGTCTTCACTGACGGAACTTTCACTGTCACGAACGCCATCTGTGTGACTGGCAGCAAGGGTGCAGACGGTACAAGCATTACCAATTGCGGTGAATGGGAAACCGGAAAGCATATACCTTACATGGGTATTACCAAGATGGCCGGACGTGTCTTTTTATGTGTCGCTCCTGATGGTACCGACAATCCTCCGATGTGGACTCAGACGACCAATGAGGGGCGCCGCATCCTGCAGACGCAGAACGGCGGCAAGTCCTACGGTTATACCATTACCGGGGACTTGAACACGGCCGAGTATGAGCTGCTGGTGGAGAACGGCCAGGACGGGCGTGACGGTAGGGATTATGAGTGGATTTTTAAGCATACTGCGGAAAATATCGCTCCGGCAACCCCTGCCACCTCGCAGGTGGATGACTATGTTCCGTCCGGCTGGCACGATGACCCGATTGGTGTCAGCGAGAGCCTGCCATACGAGTGGGCTTGCTGCCGAACTAAGAAGGACGGTGTATGGAGCGCGTTCAGTCCGGCCGCCATCTGGGCCAAGTGGGGCTTTGACGGTGAGTCGGCCATTATAGCCGATTTCGACAACGAGATGGAAAGCATTGCCTTGACCTATGAGGGGAAAACCGTTGCGCAGTCCGTGCTCAAAACGACCGTCGGCATGTGGTATGGTACGAAGAAACTACAGCTCAAGTCCATCTCATGCGTGACCCCTGCCGGTGTCACGGAGAGCTACAATGTCAATACGGGTGTGATAGCGTTTACCGTGGTTTCCGGCATTTCGATGCCTGCACGCTCAGAGGTCAGGATAACCGTTACGGCTACGGTACAGGATACGGATATAAGCCGTGAGCTGGTGTTCACCATTACCGGTGTACGTGCCGGTAGTCCAGGCAGTGATGCGGTACTGTATCGACTGGTGCCCTCCGTTTCTTCAGTCAGCAAACGGAAGGACGGCACTTATAGCGTGGCAAGCGTGTCATGTACACGCACCAAGTCTGTAGGCGGCAATACTGCCGTTACAACTGACGGTGTGCTGAAATACAGTAAGGACGGTGGTTCGGAGGTGGAAATACAGAACGGCACGGCCATTTCCCCGAAAAACTTCACGACGCAGTTGCAGTTCGTTTATTACGTGGGTGGGCAGGTCGTGGACCGGGAAACTATACCCATGGTTGTGGATGGCAACGACGGTAATCCTGGAAAACCTGGCGGTGACGGCGAATCCGTCAAGGCTGGCGGTGAGTGGTGCACAGCTAAAACTCCATTCAAAAAGCTCACCATCTGCACGATGGGTGGCCGGTCATGGCTCTCAAAGGTTGATACATCGAATCCACCTCTATGGACTCAGACAACTCATGACGGGAGGCGAATCACTCAGACCCAGAACGGCGGCAAGTCCTACGGTTATATTATTACCGAAGAAGTGAACACCGACGAATGGGAACAACTGACATCAGACGGCGGCATGGTCTATCTCATCAGTACATGCAGCAATATCCGGGTGAGCAATGCCGGTTCGCTTGTTCCTTCAGCTTTCCGCGTCTATGCCAAGCGGACGCTCGGCAGCGCCACATTGACTTATCCGGACGGATATCTGGCAGCGAGAGGCTACAGCAACGGGATATGGAGCGCCATCGCAGGGCCTTCGAGGGCTTCCGAGATTACGGTCAACGCTTCGGCTGGGTATTCCACTTTCTCGGTTCGCTGTTATCAGAGCCAGGCGGACGCTTCGGCATGGAATGACAGTTTCATTGCGGAGATATCAGTGGGTGTCAGCTATGACGGAGCAAGCGGACGAGACGCCAGCGAGCCGCGTCCGAGAGGTTTTTTCGCCAAAGGCAACACATATGTCTGGAATGAAGATTACCATGACATCGTACTGGCCACATTCAACAATCGAACCATTCCGTTTCGGGTACGGGCTTACGGTACGTCGGTCACTGTCGCACCTACCTCGATAGACGGTGATGCTAATTGGGAGGAGGCACAGCAGTATATGTTTGTGGCTATGGATATGGCTTTAGCGAGAAAGATACGTGCCGATGAAATCTATGTGGATGATTTGGTGGTACAGAATGTGCTGGCAAGGGATAAGAATGGAAATGTCACTTGTAGCATTGATGGTGAGACTGGAGAAGTCAATGTTCAAGGAAAAATTACAGCGACAGCGGCATTCATAAAGATACATGGGTTTAGTTCCAATGAAGGCTACTTTTACCTGAACCCCAATTTTGGTTCGGATTTTGGCAATGGGCGTCCCAGTAGAATAGGCCAAAGTGAATACATGCTTCCCAGTTCTGCACAATGTGTGGGTATGAAAATATCCTTGATCATATATAATAATTCATCAGGGAGCACATATGGCTATGTGTCAGTTGTGACATCGGACGGATTTAATGATATGGAGTTGGTTGACGGTCAATACCATTATTGCAATAAGGCTCATATCACAGACCCTGGTGTTTATGAATTCATATCATTGGGAGGAGTCTGGATTTCAACCAATAAAAATGGCATTTCGTATTCGTATGCTGATTTGGGTGACCATGATTACGAAAACCCGGTTAATTAACAAACTAATATAAATGGAAAGATGTATGAAAGTTTTTTATGAGAGCAAGACAGTTATCTTGATGTGAGAACTCTTTTTGAGTTCTTCAGATATTATAGAAAAATTTGATTTATAATTTACAAAACGAGACTAAAAACAAAATGTTAAATCGGGTAATATTTCCGTCCGGAAATTATGCCCCTTAAATGTACAGAAGTATGGCAGAACAAGATATAAGAGAAGACCAGATGACTGTAACCAATACAGTGGATTATGTAAGGGGATTGAAAGGTAAGGACAGCGTGCTTATGGCTATAAGTACGTTATTTTTAGATGTAATGAAAGAACGTGGTTATTTAACTTATAATTCTGAAGACGCAGTAAATAGCGCCATAATTCCCGGTTCATATTCCCACGGAGGCCCTATTATTGGAACAAGTGGCAAGCACGGTATATTATTGGTCTTGAAATCCAATACTTATATTGTTCAACTTGATTTTAATTTTGACAATAAGTTTTTCTTTCGATATTCATCGAATAATGGTTCTACCTGGAGCGATTGGAAGTCAGTAACTCTTACCTAATCTGATAATAGTATTTATTACCCGTTCTGACCGATATGGCCGGAACGGGTAAGAGATTGGATAAGAAATGAAAGAGGTAAATCAAGCTGCTAAAATTGGTAATTTATATTCGCCTCCACGACGTATAAACAATCTTTTCTCCATCACCTTTCCCCGTTCGTAAATTAACCAAATTATCATCTGGAACAATTTGTAAAATTCTTTGGGAAGCAGTAACATCGCCTTTCCCTGACCTCTGTATATTAATACAGAATGAATAGGTCGCAGGAGAATTTAGAATCGCCGCACTAATATTATATATGGATATTCCAGACTCTTCGTTTTTGTATATGCTATTTAAATCTGAGTCTGGTATGCTACCTGTAAATCTAACAGAGGTGATATATCTTTTTACAATATCAATAAAAACATTCTTTTCAATCTTCCCCTGGCTATTTCCTTTTTCTACATACACATAATCCGCATCACTTACTATCTGGAACTGGTTCATTGCTATATCCTGCTTCTCTGCCATAATATTGCATATTTAAGGGGCAAAGGATTCGGCAACATAAAGGTTATGTAATTTCCAAAGTTTTATTAAGTAAAAGATATAGAGCGCCAATTAATCCAAATATCGCTTTCTTTATTGTATACTCTAAATTTCAAAGAGTCTCCAGTATATGAGACTTTAATTTGGAAATAATATCCCATTGCTTCAATTGATAGGAATAGGCCATTAATTCCTGAGCCGTCTTCGGTAGATATAGCATATCCGCAACTTGTTCCAACATTTTTCAAATCATTGCTTGATAAATATCCTACATTCCTCATCGTTTTCAATAATAACGTGGATAATAGTATAAGTCCGCTATTTCCTTCTGAATCCAAACACCGAATTTTCTGAGGATTCGTCATTTCCGTCATTTGGTCTTCCCTAATATCCTGCTTCTCTGCCATAATCTCACACATTTAATGGGCAAAGGATATGGCAAAGAAGCAAGAGGTTGAACAAAGGCCTCTGATTAAGTAATTATTTTAAATAATTAAATTACTATTCTCTTTATAACCATATTATGTCCATAAGATAAATTGTTTTTAATGAAGAAGTTCCCATTTGTTTCCTTTCGTCCGAATACGATACTCTTAGTACCATCTGTATAGTCGCAAAAAATATTCGTTTCTCCATCTGATACAAAACATTGACTGGAAGAACCACATATATAAATAGCAGCGTTTCCTCTGGTAGTCGTCATAACTGCGTATATCCCATTTCCCATTCTACCAAGGTCTTTTTCTTCGCCTTCGTTTAATACAAATCCATAGGTGTATATTCCTATTGCATTCATTACCTCTTCCAATGTTGGTGATATACTGTTACCATTTGCTGCCAGTCCACGCAGCCGTACCGGAGTACCACCACTCATTGCATTCTCCCTAATATCTTGCTCAGCCATAACTATTGCATATTTAAGGGGCGAATCCTCCGGATTATGAAAACTTTATGTTCGATGCTTTATTAATTGCATATAAATTCTTACTTTTAAAGGAGAAAAACAGAATCCTATGAATTACGGTTACATACGGGTCAGCAGTGAAAAACAGACCGTTGAAAACCAACGGTACGAGATTATGCAATATTGCAAGCGCAAGGGGCTCATTATAGATAAGTGGATTGAAGAGAGTGTGTCTGGTGCCAGGCATCCCAATGTGCGGAAATTAGGCAAGATACTGAATACGATAGACCAAGGCGATACCATATATGTTACGGAACTTTCAAGGCTTGGACGCTGTGCGTATATGGTTATAGCTATCATATCTCATTGTCTCATGGCAAAAGCTAATATTGTAGAAATACGGGATGATAAGTTGGTAAAGGATGACTCAGATTCTGTTCAGGATACATTCTTCAAGGTCTTATTTGCCCAAAAAGAACGAGAGGATATATCTCGTAGAACCAAAGCCGGACTTGCCAGGCGGGTAGCCATGGGGATGAAGCTTGGACGAAAACCAGGTGTTCAGAATTCCCATTATAAATTGACTGGAAAGGAACGGCTAATAAAAAAGATGTTTGAATACGGATATTCCAAAGCCGCCATTTGTAGAAGGCTGCAATGTAATCCGATAACTTTGGATAGGCATCTTATAAGGATGTGCTATTTTCTACCTTGTAATTGAGTTTTATATCTTTGCGTGAAAAATGATTTACGCGTATATTAGAGTCAGTACAGATAAACAAACAGTTGAGAATCAGAAATTTGAGATAGAGAAGTTTTGTAAGATAAGAGAACTGCAAATAGACAAATGGGTGTCGGAAACCATATCCGGTACCAAGTCTGCAAAAGAACGGAAGCTTGGCGCTTTGCTGAAAAAACTTAAAAAGGGTGATACCCTTATTTGCTCTGAAATTAGTCGTCTTGGGCGTCGTCTGATGGAAGTGATGAGCATTCTAAACACTCTCATGCAAAAAAAAATCACTGTTCTAACTGTAAAGGAGAAGTATGAGTTGGGTAACAATATACAGTCTCAGATACTTGCCTTCGCTTTTGGTCTGTCAGCTCAGATTGAGCGTGATTTGATTTCGCAACGGACCAAAGAAGGTCTTGCCAGGCGTGTTGCCGAAGGACAGAAATTAGGGCGGCATAAGGGTGGGCATAACTCGCATTACAAGCTGACGGGTAAGGAAAAACTCATTCAAACTATGCTTGACTATGGCTATAGTAAAGCTGCTATTTGCCGTAAGCTTAAATGCAATCCTAAAACATTGGATGACCATTTGCGGAGAATGTCAAAAAAATAATGTCCTTTTTGAAGGCTACATCCATATCTATCTTTGCATTGACATTCTGTGTCAGTGGAAAATCCCGAATTGGCAGCATGTTTGACATAGGCTTACTTACTTTTGTGGTTGTCTGACAATTTGATGGTTATAAATAAAGTAATAAAATGGGTATGAATGATTGGGTTATGTTGGTGACCGCACTCGGTGGCATTGAGGGCATCAAGCAGCTTATTAAGTGGTGGATGTCGCGTAAGACCAACGCGCGTATTGAGGACGCGCATGCGGATGTCGAGGAGTTCAAGGCATTACGGGAGTACAACGAGTTTCTGCAGAAGCAGCTTTCGGAGAAGGAACAGCGGTTTGTGGAGCAGACTGACCGGC